TGATGTCATCAAGTCTTGATTTAAACTCTTCTGCACCTAACTCATTTAGAAAGTTCCCTTGCTCACCTCTTGACCTACCTGTTAAATACCTTAAGCCCCAGCGTACTTTATCCATATAATCTTCCATCACTCTTCTGCTTTATCTGTTGGTACTTCAATAATCTCTACTCCGCATCTATCTGCATTATCCCATATCATAGAATCATCGCAGTTAAGGATGTCAAGAAGGTGTGCTGCTTCTTCTTGTGTTGTCTCTTTTGTGTTGTAAATAATTAGTGTTCTTTTCATTTTATTTATTATTAAAGGTTTCTTTCTTATAGTTCTTGATACATTCTTCTTCCATCAACTCTACCATTTTAGAGTGGGAGATTTCTTCTCTTGCAAGTTGCCATTCTAACTTTCTTACAAATCCTTGCTTTAAGTATTTACCCATTCTCTTTGGTGTTAAAGGTTTCTTCAAAGTATTCTTCGGCAGTCCATCTTGATTCAACTGCTCCGTGTTGTGCATCACTAAAGGCGTTGCAGATGATTTCTTTCTCTTTCTTAAGTAGTTCCTCTGCTAATCGTTTAGCGTTTCTTACGCCTCCACGATACATTGCATCCTCTAATGAGGTTAACTTTGCTTCTAATTCATTGAGTTGCTCAATCAACTCTTGTATTGGTGTTTTCATTTCTCTTTGGTGTTAAAGGTTTCTATTTTACACTTTGTGGTGTTTTTATCTTACACTTTGTCACAATTTTAGTTCATTTTTGTGCCGATTATTGCACTATTGGTATAAATTCTTGCGTAATTCTAAACTTTTCCGTGTTAAGGTGCAGTATTTTACACTTTGACTAAGTGGGGGAGACGGCTTCCATCATCCATTAAATCCACCGCCTCCCAACATCCAACTCATAGCCATGATATGTGTTTCCAGTATTGGTTAGACTCCTTCTTGCGTACCCCATCTGGTGTTCCTTTGTCTGCTCGCTGCTTACGATATATCACATAGCAATCTTTGCAACGACCCTTGTAGTAGGCAAATACACCATTCTTTTTTTGTGGGCTAAACCGACTTACAGGTAACTCACGGTGGCAGGAGTTACAAGTCTTAACGTGTTCCGTATCCATCGTTTGGGTTCTTCTTAGCTGTTATACTTTTGTAGTCAGACTTCTCAACGACAAGCTCCCAGTCTGCGGTGATGTCTTCTCCTGTTACCGCATCAACCTCTCTTTTCGTGCCGTCGCTGTTGATGTAAGTGCGTGTTCGGCTAAATACGCGAATAGCACCGTCTTTTTTGTTCTTGTATGTTGGCATTTAAATTAAATTTAGTACCCCCGACAGGACTTGAACCTGTAGTCGTCAGATTAGAAGTCTGATGCATTATCCATTATGCTACGGGGGCAAGTGCGCCTAGTAGGACTTGAACCTACACTCAACGGATTATGAGTCCGCTGCTTTAACCATTAAGCTATAGGCGCCTTCTTTGATACATTCTCAACTCATGAACATCTCGTAGGAAGTCTTTATGATGCTTTATGTCGCCCCATCTTTCATGACATTTTCTACAGAGAGCCATTAAGTTTTCAATGTAATCAGCTTTTTTAGAGCCTCCCATGCCTCTAGCTTCTATGTGGTGTATGTCTACGGCTTTAGATTTACACACTTCACATGGTATGAAGTCTGTTTCATCGTAGTGCATCTCATCTAGATATAGCCTCGTGTGTTTTTTCATGCGCCCAATCTTGACATTCTTTTTTTGAATCAGAGCGAAAAGCAACATTATTGTCTAAGTCTACGACTATCCAGTCGCAAAACATACTAGAATGAAGGACAATGTATGGATGTCTTTCAATCCAAAATTCAGGGGGTGTTATCATTACTTTGATTGTCTACGTGTTCTTGACTATCACCTGGGTCATCCCAATAAAGAAATGTAAAGTCGCTACCGATAGGGCCAATGGTTCCTTCTCCGCCTCTCGGCAGACCGCGAGACTTATGTTCCTGATTATCAGTCACAAGCCACCAAAAGCATCTCAATGAATTGAGGGTCTAGGTGTTTCACCTCTCTCAAATTCTTGCGTTCTTGAACTTTTGCTTTCTCTATTTCGCCCTTGGAACAGTCGGTTCCTAAGTTTGCGAACATTACAGCATTCAACCGCAAGGCTTCATCAATCTGCTTCCGAACTTCTATGTTTGAATAATATGACATATTATTTCGGGTTTCTACAAAGGTAGTCATTAATTGCGAACTGGAATTCTTCCATGTTCCTTGCGATTTTGTACTCATAGTTTTGATGTTTTGCGGTTTGTTCAAAAGACTTTTGACTGTCACTTTGCCTACCCTTTGGAGTCTTCATTTCAATCCACATTCCGTGAAACTCTGAGTTTGCCCGCATCAGAAAGAGGTCGGCTACTCCTGCGAGTACGCCTTCCCCTTTCATGATTGACGCGGTGATTTTGTCTCGCCTACCGCCGTTTGGTATGGCGAAGAGGCATGATGCGAATTCTGCATATTGTAGTCTAAACCACTTTACGCAGGCCTGCTGCAAGCGAGACTCCTCGTGCTTCATTAGAACGGCATATCATCAACAGGAGCTGCCTTCGCCTTTGCTACAGGGCGTGCCTTCTCCTCTTGGTCTGGGTCTACTAATTCAGCCCATCCATTCCATTCTAACGGGATTGTATCAATCTTGAGTTTTACTCCTTTAGGAGATTTTAGAAGACGTCCGATTGAAATCCAACGGGTCTTCTCTTGTCCATTTACTGTGTAATTGCCTGCGGCAACAACCAACTTTTTGTATACTTCCATGATAAAGTTTTAATTAGATAGTACAAACTTAAGGTTTAAAATTCACAAATACCATCTTGTGTGAGTCCCAATTTTTCTTAAGGTCATCAAGCCAAATTTTGACCTTACCACCAGTGGCATAGTTTTCAAGAGTGTAGATAGAGTCAATCTCTTGAATATTGTCGTTAAAGGCAAAATCCCAATGCTCTATGCGGAATCTTCCTCTTTCGGTGTGCATCACTTCACCAACAAATACAAACGGACGTTCTTCGGCCTTGCCGAACTTGTCGCGTGTATACTCAGAGAAGAGATTCAATGCTCTTATGAAGTCTTTCATTCTCATCTCTTGTGCTTCTTTCTGATTCAAGCGCCTGAAATATTCGCTGTTCATCTTCGTTTATTTTGTTTTTTAACACTACATTTTCCTCCATCAGGTGTCTGATACTCCTCTCACAGTCTATCAAAATACCTAAAACCATTAGGAGCTTGTCTTGAGATTCCCCTTTTGCTTTCTTAGCCCATTCGGAAACCCAGTTCTCCGCTTCTGATATTCTCATCATCTCAGCGTAGTAAATCAATTTTTGTGCTCTATCCATCAAAAAATACTATCAATGTTAGACATAACTTGTTGTGTTTCAAATGTTTTATCATCTAAAGGGTTATACATACCAGACACTTTAAAAACATTGCCAGCGTTCATGTCTAGTCTAATAGGCTCATTGTAGAAGGTCGGCGCACCTCCGCTTTCCGTTTCCTTTACTTTATTTACATGTATGAGCGAAAGGTTATACAACTGCTCATGTCTTGTGTATCGGTGTACGCACCACATGTTGTCGCATCGGGCCGCCCACTTCGCACCCCCTTCAAGGTCCGCCATCGCTAATGGCCTTGGGTGACCCTCAAGGGAATATCCCATGTATTCATCACCTTTTGAATGAAACTTACGCATAGCCTCACTTACTCCATGTGCGTTTAAAAATATGCACACGTTTTTGTTTTTGCAGAACAATCTAAAGGCGGTAGCGACTTCATAGTCATAGTCGTGAACACTTATTCCTCCAAGCTTTTTTTTGTCCTTGGAAAGACTATTGTATGGGTCTATAAGAAATCCATCAAACACTTCCTCAATCAAGATTGATTCTGCAACTTCCAATAGTTCGTAAGCACTATATGCCTTTTTATCATTGATAAACTTAAAGTGAGCCATGACAAAGTCTCTAGCGTGGTAATAATCCAAATCCTGAACATTGTCAATCTTATCCATCAACTTCATTGAAATCAATTTATCTATCAGAGACCACGCATTGTTCTCAGAGCTGTAAATCAGCCATTTTGTTCCATGCTTCACGGAGTAAACAAGCATAATCCAAAGGACCACTGTGGTCTTTCCTACGTTCGCGTGTCCACTTACAACTGTGAATTCATTTTTCTTTAGTCGGATGTGGTTATCAAAGTCAAGGATGTCTATTCCAAGACCCTGCTTCAGTTTACCCTTGCGCTTTTTTTCAAGCATTTCCAGGTGGTAGTCTGAGTCTATTAATCTTTCGTCTTTCATACTGCTGGTAGCATTTTATTGGTTATGGACTTCGCCTCACACGCATTTTGCAACTTCTGCTTCATGGTGAGGTTGTTAAAGAAACGCTTTACCAAAGACTTTGGAGGCGCAACGCTTTTCTCAATGCAGAAGACTGCCGCCTTGATGACGACCTCCTCTGACTGCATGGTGAAGTCTACACTGTACAACTTTTGAACTGCTGGGGGTAGTGGTCTAGACACGTCCGATTCATTTCTCTCCCATGTTCGCACCGCAGCCCTCCAGTCCCTCATCCTGTTCTTTCCCACCATCCATCCCTTGGAATCGTAAAAGTCCACGAAAGCGAAAGACATCTCTTGGCTTCTCTTCCAACCACGTTGCTCCATGTACTCGGACACGTCCTGTTGCGATGGAGGAGAGAACCTTTTATTTCTTTCTTTTGGACTACTACTTGTAGTAGTCTTTTCTTTCTTTGTTTTGGGGAGAGGGAGTGCAGAGGGAGAGGGAACTACTTCCGGATTTTCAGTAACTTCCTGATTATCCGTAAGCGGTTTTTCAGTAAGTATGAATTCATAGACAACTGAGAATTTACCATCAAAACGCTGCTTTTTGCGCTTGACATACCCTGCGTCTATAAGCTCCTTAAGTGCTGTTGATTGTGCATCTCTTCCTTCGGTAGATAGGCTTTTTATCTTCTCAAAGGACATTGCGGTCTCCAATAATAGAAACGCCAAGCCCTTTGCTCGCAGGCTTAAAGTTCTATCATTAGAAATTTTCCGAATTTGTTCCATAAAAATTTGCCAATCTTTAAAAATGTTATAACTTTGAATTGTGCTTCAGTTCAGTGCAATGTATTGAAGGATTAGGGTAGAGAGTAGGGGGCATAGCCCCCTATTTTTTTTACACTAGCCGAATGGTTCTCATTACAAGGTTAGTCCAATACTCGTCTTTACTGACGTTGTATTTGCCTCGTATATATCCACTAACGACTATTTTGTCTCCAACTCTAACCGCGTCAAGAAGGACTGCGTTTTTGTTGTATGCAGTAATCTTCAATGGTTGCTCTTTAATAGTCCCCTTTGAATCTGCTATTTGGTTATTGATAATAAAGTCAACAAGGTTGACCATGTTTCCATCGCCCTTGTTCACATCGGTCTCATTAACCTTTCCAACATATATTCCTTCCGCAGTGAACTTTACATCTTTCATGTCTTTAAATTTAGTCTCAACTGAGTCCGATAAGTAACTGAACCTTTGTCTCCAAAGTTAATGACACTTGCACCCATATTCAAAATAGCCTTTTTAAGCCTGTTTTTAGCGTCTCTCGCCTCACTTTCGGCCTCTTTGGCAATGTCGTTAAGTCTTTCAACCTCTAACGCCATTTGATACATTATTTCATCACCCTCTATGACCATCTCTTTTTCTCTGCGTTTTGCATAGTCGGATAGAAATGATTCGTATGGTTTGCTTTGTTCTTTGAAAAGTGTTTCAGGCTCGTATATGTACGCCTCGTTTATCTTCTCATCATCGGTGTCTAAATACGAAAGACCTCCTTTAGCCTCTACAATACGCTCATGAAACTCTTGTATTTGGGGATAAATCTTATTCCAAAAATTATCATTGCGCTCAATGACATGAACATTCCATTGATTAGAGTCTACTATTATACATAGAACACCGTAATTAAGCTCAAGCAACTGCATGTAGGCAGTCAACTGAACCAGGTAACTGGGGTTTATACCGTTTTCCCAAAGTCTAACTGCCTGGCCCGACTGGTATTTAATCTCCAGTACGCCGTAATCTTCTCTTCCCTGCAGTCTAACAATGCCATCAATGTTTGCATGAACCTCCGGAATGTTTTCGTTGAAGAAAGTGGCGTGTCGTTGCCGAACAATATTTATCTCCTTCTTGTTTCTATAATTATCAAGGAACTCTTTAGGATTTTCTACGTTATAGTATTTGAACAAACTACGGATGTTTGATTCTAACTCTCTTCCCATCATCATGGGAACACTGTCAAAGTCACCCTTGTTATAGAGTCCAAGCTTTTCGTAGAACAATTCTATGTTTGACTTCCATCGGTTAAGACCAATGCAAGTTCCCACATCAGAGCCTCCTAAAGTGTTTAGCGATTTACGAAACTCCTCCCATTGTTTTCTTGTCATTTGGGAGGTATTTACGGCAGTAATGTGGCTCGGTAAAGATTTATTAGTCCACATATCACTCCCCGCTTAAGACATAATGTTCCAATCGCTTTGCGTAATCAATGACATCTTCAACAACGCTTTGCCTATTAGCAAAATATTCACTCGCACACTTAATACATGTTTGACGAATAATAGAAACGTCTTTGTTTGTCGTTGCAGTCACACTTGGTTGGGGGGCCGCCGCTGGGGGTTGAAAAAATGCGGAGGTTACTTGAGCTGTAGACATAGGCTGTTGCGTGGCAGACACGACTTTTGCTGTGCGTGCTTTTGGGTTTGTGATTTCTAATGTAATAGACTCCCCTATTTGGTGAGGAAAGTTCTGCGTCTTTTTGTAAACAGAATACTTCTGGTTGTCAATGACGACTTCGTGTCTAAACATATCACGAAATGGCTCGGAGTTTACCGACTGAATGATTCCACTAATCATTTCTTCTTGAATTTTAATTTGTAAAAAAGTGAATAATAAGTAGGCCTATCAACCCACTTAAGGTTGGAAATATGGTTGTTGGTTCGGTCTAAATCTTCATGCCAAATGCTTCCAAGAATTTTCCCCTTGGAATTAAACGCACTTAAGACAAGAACACAAACCCTTCTCCAATAAAGTTTTCCGTTTCTTTTTAGTTGAACATGGGGATGCCCATGTCTATCTAATTGCTTAAGGATATACCCATATTTTTTGACATCGCCTTTCTCACTTATTAAGTAAGGAAAGTCGTATCCTTCAATAGGCTTCCATTCCATTACAACAAATTTGTTAGGTCTTTCTTTGTGAATGGATAGCGTACTATGATTTTGTGGTAGACTTCGTAGGGCAATCCCTTGCCTCCTGACTTGCCGTTAGCAAGTTTGTAAAGTCTATCACTACCAAGACCGCACTCTTTAGCGATTGAAGGGATACCCATTCCTCGGTATCCCTCCTTCTCGCTAATCTTCTCGCAAACTTCTCTAATCGTTTGCTTAATTAAATCTTTTGTATCCATTAAATCCATTTTACTTCCAAGAAATCATCTTCAATAAGACTCTTGACTTCTTCTTTGTTTAAATAAGCAACATGGGTTTCCACCATTCTCAACGGAATTTTGCAGTCCACCCAATCGGCTTCATCAACGCCAAGAATTATGGCGTTTCCAACGATAAGTGTTCCATCAAGTTTAAACCCTAAATTTCCGTCCTTAAGGCGGCCTTCTTCATCAATGATAAGGTCATGGTCGTTAGTCAATGGAATGCGTTCTACATAACTGCACCCTATGGCCTCGTAAAGTTCCTTAAGGAGGTATTGAGAATTGAGCAGAATCATGCTCACCTTTTGGTTGTTTGCATCTATAAAGATGCCGCGTGTGTAATTTGTCATGCGATTGATAATTTAAATTTGATTGTGTAAAGATAAGGAATTATTCCGACTGCCCAAGTATAGTTTCCTTAAGAATCTTAAGTTCTTCTATATCGGTACTGCCTATGGCTAAAGCCAAGTGAATCATAAGGAAGGCATCTCCTTCTACCTTAAGTTTGTCTTGATAGACTGCTCTATAAGTCTTATCATCAAGATATTGCTTACCATTTTTGCGGATTATTTTAACTGAAATCCCCATGGTCGTCGTATTGATTCATTTTAGACACCGCACTATAAAACCCTCGGTCTTTGCAAATGAACTTATGTTCAAGTGCGGCTTTTCCATAGCCTTGTGATTTCATTCGGATATACATTTCAACAAGGTGTTTGTCGCGATTATTCATGACCATTCTTCTTCTTGATTATACAATTCATAACGGATTTCCTTCGGGAGGTCGGAAACTTTAACAAAGTTGTAGATTTCATTGTCTATTTCCTTTGTGTCTTGCTCGGTAAACAAGAGTATATCATTTGTTGCACCCCATCTTTGTAAAGATGTAGAACTGATTTCACCAATCTTATATGACATTACATACAAGTGGTCTAATTCATTCATTTCCATAACTTCAAGGATATAAAGTTGGTATTACATCGTAATCATCATCGGTGAACTGAAAGAGGCTTCCGCCATCATTCCCTTCATCATCAGCAGACACAACGCAAAGCGTTCCATCGTTAAGTATGAAACAAATGGGGCGTTTATACCAACCCATGAGTTCCATCTCGGAGTCGTTAAGGTATCGCACTTCCACAATACGCTTTCCCACAAGGCTAACCCTTGCTTTTGCTGACCATTCATTTAAGATTTGTTCTTTCATAATTCAAATTTGTTTTTAAAGAAGGGGGGTGCGCTACTCCCCCCATGTTGTCTAACAAAATAACCTAATCATCAGCGCATTATCTTACTTCAAAAGATTATTCAAACTTTCGTTTGCTAATCTGCAAAATCGTTCCGCATCGTCTTTGTTGTTAAAACATCGGTATACACTCGCATCTTCACCACTATCATCAACTATGTAATAGAGGTCTACGGATTCATCGTAGTCTATTTTAAACTTCATTCAAATAAATCTTCGGGGTTAGGAAAGTTTCCTCTTCGTTGCGCAAGAATGACATCATCACTATATGCCCTTAACCACTCTCGGCCTTTAGACGCAAGTGCTTCATTCTCCATGTAGACTTCTTCGTTAAGAAGCATGAGAGCGTGCTTGTATCTTAAGTACGCCCATAGATATTTGTCATAAGCCCTTGGGCTTATGATTCGGTATAATCCTCTGCGGATAGATTTTAATAGATTCATTGTTCAATAGATTTAATCTTCACACACAATAAGCGATTCAGTTTCGGAGTCTAAAGTGTCTATGAAATCTTCATCAACAAACTCATAGTCTGCTTTATCCCAAGCATACTCTCTTCTATCATCATCAGTCATTTGTTCCCATAAATATTTTGGAATCTTTATTTCATCCTCAAACCACCTTCTTACTGATACAAGTTCGCTATGCTTAAATTCTATTGTGAGTATTTGTAGGTCTTTATCGCAACAAGGACAATAGTCATTGGCGTGCGATAGTCCTCCATCTCCAAAGGTTGCTCTAAACGGAATGACTTGTAGTTCACAATTCTCACATAGTGTTGTGTATACGCTTTCTAATCTATAATTCAAGTAAACTCCTTCGTTACCGCAAACACCTAATATTTCATTCTTTAGGGTTATCAATTCATCGCCTTGCTCTTTACTGAAAATCCCTTTTTTAAATTGTCGCGACTTGTCTGCAAGTGTTTTCTTTACTGAATTGAAAACTACTTTCATTAGTTTATGCTCGTATGCCATTACAATCCAAGTTTAGACTTAAGTAAATCACTGCTGACCAAATCAATATTCTCTTCAAGCTCTTGAATGTCTTTCTTGTGTTGAGCATCAATCACCATGTCTACGCCAATGACAAAAGTTATGTTCACAAGAAAGGTTCTGCGCAATGCTTCCTCGTAACTGACATCTTCGTTGTTTATTGCCGCCCCATAAGAATTAACTATCAGTTGAGCGTAGCCATCGGATAGCATTACCTTTGACATGATGTTTGGATTCTCAATAAAGTCAAGGTGCTTCATCTTAAAGATGTGTTCAAATAGTTGAGCATGGGTGAGCATGGAATGCGGCAATAAACTTCTGTAGTCGTCTTTATTCTCATCGCTTTCATCTTGTGCTAACTCGTTTACTAACTTGGTAAGCATCATGCCGAATGCGGCATAGAAAGCCTTCTGCTCGTTGTTCTCAAGGGATTCAAGAAAATTTGCTAACTCATTCATGTTGTTTTAATTAAAGGATTAAGGATAGGATTAAGTTACGGAAAAATTCCAATGTTCCAAATTATTTTTTAAGAAACATTTTTCTACAATAGATATATATAGCAAGAAGGGAAACACCATTAAGAACATTCTTGGTAGTGTCCACGCTTCGTTGGTCTACTTTGACCACCTTATGGTGCTTGGCATTTGCTACGGCATTGTCTACGAATCTCTTACAAGATTCAACACCGAACAAAGCCAAGACCACAATAGTCCAAAGGGGCAGTTTGTTAAAGGATTTCATTTACTTGGTCAAGTATTTTCTGCGCACTCTTAACGCAGTCATCAATGGTGTATAGTTCAAGGTCGGATGCGGAAGGGATGTGTATCACATTTGTGCGCCCATAGATTTCTTTAATGGCGTGTATCCCTGCAAGGTCGGCCTGCCTTGTAGACTTACCATAGCCGTCATCTACCCAACCCCATCGGTAATAGTCATAGGACTGGTCTCGGTTCTCCGCAAGGCCGAACCAAAGTCTACGGAAGGAAGATGGGTGCATCATGCCGCCCAACTTGTGTACTTGAAGTCGTTCATTGAAACGCTTAAGTGGCACAAGGCAAGTGTAGAACGACAAGCCTTTGTCAAGGTTTGGAAAGTAACCCTTAACATTTGCGCTTTGAACCCAAATGATTTCCGTTTGGATGTTAGACTTTGCACACAATTCAGCTATTGCTGAAAGCATGGCGGCCTTGTTAAAGAAGATGTTCGTTTCAACACCCGCATTCTCACCGATATTGATGGCAAGGGTAACTCGTTTAGACTTTTCACTCTTGCGCTTCCAGGACTTAAGTGTCTTGGGTAAGCCCATCGTGTATCGGTCTATGGAAAGTTTACCGCTTGTGTCTGCGAATACTCTTCGCATCTTAACACCATTGGCTCTGCCAATTATATTCTTGGCAAGACCTTGCATCTTTTCGGGACTCCAACCATTGGTTGCTACATCGGTTGCTTCTTCAAAGGTTTTTGTTCCCGTAAAGTCCTCTTTATTCCTATGGCTTGACCTTGTGCGACTGCTACTGCGAATACATTGTTCAATGTATTCTCTTGGGTGACTAAACTCCATGACTGCATTGTCTTGAATGATATGTGATTTCATGATTAGGATATTTAAGTGTTAGACTTATTGCTCAACAATTACATTGGCTTTCTCACAAAGGGTGCGGATGTCATTGTCATCAAGACCTTTGAACACAAGACTATCAAGAACTTGCTTGACGGATAGACCTTGAGCGAATAGGAACGGCCCGAACAATGCGGCTCGTGGGGAGATAATAATCTCCATGGCCAACTTGGTGGCGGCTTTAGACAAGGACTCAACAATGTCTACAAAGGCCGTGTGGTTAGGTCGTGAAGCACGAACCCCATCCCAATCGTAATCCCAATACATAGTTTGGAAGCGGTCTTTAGTCGCGCCATCTAAAGGGTTACGACCAACATACAAGCCATCTGCGCCATTGCCAAAGGTATTGGCTGCTGCTATAAGCACGAAGTCGGGGTGTCGGTCAACGACCTTGTCGGGGAAGGCCGCCATCGGACTGCTGATTGCGGCATTCAAGGCCGTAAGAGCATTGGGGTTGGAAGCATCTAATTCATCAAGAAGGAACACACCACCGAACTCATACATCTTACGGAAGTCAGTAGACTTGTAAAGTTTATCAATGGGGCTGATAAACCCAAAGCCTTCGCTACGCTCGGACTCTTCGTTCATAGACATCATCGCATACTTATCTCGCCAATCATCACCGAATAGGTGTTGTGCTATAAGTCGGGATGCGGTGGTCTTACCACTACCTGCTGGGCCAACCAGCATGGGGTATAGACCATCTTGGTCTACGGATTGTGCTTCCTTAACGGCTCGGCATCTTGCTAACAATTCTTGGAATAGTGGATGCTCTCGTTTCTCGCCTAACTTAACGACCTTCGGTTGTCCTTCGGGTATCTTAAGTTCCTCTTCAACCTCTTCCATCTGCTCTTCAACACAAGATAACTTATCAGTTATATCTTGAACCATGTCCTTAATTCCATCTCGTTCTTGCGTTGCCTCATCTAAATCAGCAAGTAGTTCATCAACCAAGTCGGATAAAGTTTCTTCAAGACCTTTCTCCTTGATAGCATCAATCTTGCTTTGTTGCTCTTGAATCTGCTTCTCAAGGGCATCCATCTTCGCTTCAAGGGAAGATTTCTCTTCAGTAAAGGACTCTTTCGCATCCTTAAGTTCTTGCAATTTCTCGGTTAGTTCTTGCTTTGATGGGTTGCCTGATAGTTTAGTCATTTCGGGTGAGGGATTTGGGTTAGTTGAATCGGATTTGCTATGGTCTTTAGTAGACTCTTGTTGTGTGTCAAGCCATTGGCTTAAAGAATACTTATCACCGCCATGGGTATAGACCATGATTGTGGCTTTGTTCTTCTCGGCTCTTGCTATGGCTTGTTCCTTGGTCAGTCGGCCCTTGGCCTCGTGGAGTTTAGACGAGCGCATGGCCTCGTCAAGGTTGGAGGAATAGAATGTTTGGCCATCTGCCCTAACAACGCAGAAGTCCTTGATTTTGAGTGATTTGCTCATGTTTTTGTATTTAAGAATTAGGATTAAGGATTACAATAGTACGGAATATTTCCGATATTCCAAGGGGGGAGAATTGATTGTGTTCATATAAGGGATATTATTTAGATTTTCCAAGTTGTTCTTCAATCTTACCAAGTTCTATCTTGCCAAGTTCTTCAATCTCATGCCATGCATTATGACTTGTATCAAAATTCATTTCACTCTCTTCTTTTAGTTCTGCTTTTGGGTTGAGAAGGTGTTGTTCAATCTTACGCAGTCTTTCCTCAAGACGCTCAACCTCTTCTCGTAGGTTGTAAATGTGTGTGTAAAGACGCTTGTATGTAAGTTTCGCTATACGCTCGGCATCTTCCGTGTAGACTTTCAATCGCAATTCACACTCTATCTCTTCAATAGAATCTTTAATAGATTCTATGGTGTCATATTCTATGTCGCGGTTTGTTAAAGCATCACCGACCATGTCATCAATGTCTATGTTGTTATTGAAATAGCTATCTACTGAATCTTCAAAGTCGTAATCTTCAATTTGCCGATTAACTTCTCGTTCAATGTAGCATTCCAAGGCTTCTTGCATCTCATCCTTAAGGTTGTCAAGTTTAAATAGACTTGTGAATATGTTTTGCCATTTGCTCTTGATTCGGTTGGCCTTGCGGCTTACATCGTGCATCGTTGGGAGGTTCAAGGTTAATGTGATTGTTTTCATGATTAGGATTTGAGATTTAAGGGATTAAAGGTTAGAGAAATAATAGTCAAGTTCCATGACGAGGGTAACGAATCCGTAAAGGATTGTAATAACTGCGAACACGATAGCGATTCCCACCACTATGGTGCTTAAGAGGTTCAATGCTTTTGTCATCATCCTTCGGTCATGTAATCAAGTTCCATGTTTGCCATGTCAATCTCTTCGGGTGTTAGACTACCTTCAAGGTAGTAGAACTCATGTCCATCGGAATAGATTGGGCCACGCTTAATAGCGATTGCCTCTCTTCCAATGGCTTCGTTGTCTTCTTGAATCTTACCTTGAACATCTTCAAGGGTTCCGTTCATGTATGTCCAAACTATTTGCATTGCTTTGGGGATTAAGGGGTTGTTGTTAATGTTCGGTGTAATCAATCGTCACAATAATGGTCTTACCATTATTTTCATCTATCCATTGTCTTAAGGATTCGTAGTCGTAGAAGTAACCAGAATCTAATTGGAGGCATGGTTCATCCCAACTTGTCTCCAATTTAGGGGCATCTTCATACCCTGCATGGATGACTTTAAAGATTTCGTATCCATCATCGGAGAACACGAAGTCTATCTGAACAAGTTCTTTGTTGCTTTTCATGGTTCTGATTTTAATAAAGACTTTAAGGGATTAGGGTAGCCAAGCACTTGTTCTTCAACATCATCAAACAAGTCGCAAATTCTTTGAGCATTGCTTTTAAGTCTTTGCATTTTGTCGCTTACACTACTTGAGTGTGTGTTGGGGCTTTGGTGATACCTTTCCCCTAACTCTTCTTTAAGAAGTTTGTCTATTGAAAGCCAAATCGTGTTACTCTCAAGTAACATCGTTGACATTTCGTGACTTAAGTATGCGTAGACTTGGTAGGAGTCTTTAGCATCTTCAATTTTACTTGCCACTTTGCTTAAGGTTTTGATTTAAGTAGGCCACCACTTTGGTGGCTTCATCTTCACTACGGCATGGTTTAATCGTTACCATGTCGGGTGCTTTCCGCACCTCCCATTGGAGGATGTCGGGGTTGAATGCTTTAAAGAATTTAGACATTGAGAATTGTTACTTGAATTGTACCATCGGGAAGGTTACCTTGTCCTAAAGACAAGGAAAGCCATCGCTTTGCGCCATCTATGGTTCGCGCTTTTACCCGATAAATTCGGGTAAGGTCGGCACTCTTAACGCCACGATAGTCGTAGCAAGGGCTTGGTACTGCAAAGCAGTACTCTTTCAGTCTAACTTTCATTACTTAACAAGTTTAAGGTTGTAGTAACTCGCAACATAGTTGATGTGCTTTTGCGTTGTGGCTGACCACCAACCATGTTGGTGCAGTTCATCTCCCTTAATGGTTGCCACTATAGTGGTGTAGGAAATGATGTCGTTACCAACCCTTGAAAGGGTTGCTTTGTAACGAGGAAACTTAAATGTTTCAGTCATGATTTAAGGTTTAAGATTAGGGTTAAGTTCAAGGGCTACGGAATTATTCCGTATACCCAAGGATGTACTTGTCATCCTTAAGGATACACTTGGAAACACGATAGCACTTCTTAAAGGTGTTGTTCCCCTTATTGGGAGTCAGACGATTGAGGTATGCCTCAAACTGAAGGTCAGCAGTTGTTGTGTCTTTAGACAGGATGAATTGTGCCATGGGAATTAAAGGGTTTAAGGTTAAGGTAAAAAGGGAGTGCATTAAGCACTCCCCTTTAGGGTTAGACCAACTTGGCAATGGCCTCAAGGATTAGCGAATCCGTAAGGATTGTGCCACGAAGGCACAGCAGTGCCTCAATCTTGCTTCGCAAGTCAAGGTCGCTCTTCACCTTCGGTGAGGGCTTGAACACCTTCGGTGTTGGTGCCGACACCTTCGGTGTCTTACTGCCTACGGCAGTCGCTCTCCGCTTCCTACGGAAGGGCTTCTTGACCTTGTCCTCCGTAAAGGAGGCAAGGTAGGCTTCAACAAGGGCCTTGTCGGTCTTTGACCGAACCCTTGAGAGCAAGAGTTCGTAGAACTCTTTGACCGAAGCGGTGCGTTGGACTTTGCCCGACTTGATGTCGGCTAACAGAGCAGTGTATCCCTTAAGGGACTTGACGGCCTTGGCCATCTCTTGTGCATTCTTCATGATGATTAGGATTAAAGAAGAATTAGTGTTCAGCGACTTTCACCGAACGGCACAAAGATACGGAAAATTTCCGACATATCCAAATCAGCAAACTAACTGAACAAGTTCAGTTAAGTGGGGCATTTAGGTTGGCAGTTTGGGGAGGGGTGGTTATTGCACCGACAAACCCACAACTAAAACCAGTCGTAGACTGGGTTTTAGACTTGCCGAATTAGCCTTTTCAATCGGCCAAGTTTGAGTTAGACAACCCCTTACGGGGTTGGGCAAGAGTTAGACCACTCGGTTAGACTATTGCGTTTCGGATTGGAACTGAACCCCCCTCTTTAGTATGTACTACCCCACCCTCCAGCTGGCATGAATTTTTTTTGTGGGGCTAATTAGTTAATTTCGTGTCAACATTGGAAAATTTCTATTATGAACATTAGTAAAGCTAAACTTGGCACAGGGCGCCGTTTTATTGTTGATGTAGGCAGAGACCCATACACCAGGGAGAAAGTCCTTCAGAACGGCTCTAAATTGTTTCTAGACCCATCTTACCGACCCACATGGCATGCAAAGATTGACGGCATCGTCCATGCGCCATATAGGGGGTCTGATGTGGAGAGGGGAGAGAAGTTGTATTTCCATTATACATGTGTGGAGATGGATGACTCACTTCAGTATGTAGATGGTGATTTGTATTTGATGGTACCCTCTGACCTATGCTTTTTTGCGGTTAGCTCAAATGGGCGCGTTAGAACGCTTAATTCTCACATAGGTATACTGCCATATAAAGAAGAGCCTAAAGTGCTCTCTAATGGCCTGTATGCTACCTCAAACGCAATTAAGAGTGAGAAACAGGGCTTGGTTATTTACCATTCAGATAAAAGTATGGTTGGCAAGAAAGTGTTATTCCACCCACGCAATGCCTTTGAAAACGAAATAGAGGGGCAGAAATTGTACGTCATGCAAGAAGATGACTTACTTGCAGTCATTGACGATTGGTTGGATGAATCAACTTCCTGAGTTTCCGTTAACGGATTTTCAGGAAGTACGGCAACTTACTGAATAACCGTATGCGGATTTTCAGGAAGTATCAATTACCCCTTATATATACTATAGGTATATTAGATACTATATAATTACTATAGATACTAAGGGGGGTTGTAGGGGGGAATGAATTATCTTAGCCACATGGTCATCACAACAAAAGAAGAACTCATAGATTATGTGCACGCCTATCTAGAAGATGACGAGTGCGCAGAAACAGTTGTGATGTATGAAGACATGGAAGAAGCCTTTCTAGGCATAGCTAAAAAAAATAATTTGCTCCCCTGTTTAGTTTATGACTATTGGAAGTTAGTTGACCTAACTATGAAGAACTATAACTTGGATTTAGACGAAGCCATAGTAAATGTTGATAGCGAGCTAATCAATGAAGACTACGGACCGCAAAGCCCCATTGTAATAATGCTATGCAGAAAAATTTTACGATAGTAGAAAGAGCACATAAGTTTGAAAAACACCACCTGCAATACCTATACGCACTTAGATTACTAAAGTCAGAGTACGGAAAACAAACCATAGATGCCCTCTTTTTTGCCGCCTATATTCAGCATGAATACGGGTCATTTAACTCCAAAGACTTTAAAAAATACGATGCGGAAATACCAGCATTCTTTGATACCGTACACTGGAATATCCTAGTTAATGAAATGCTATGTGAAAAATGGGCACACGGTAAATACCGCCTGTCTAAAAAAGCACTGCGAATAATTACAGTATTCTTCTCCAAATACAACGAAGAAGTATTGGGCGAACTAGAAGAGTTTAGAAACGAAAAAACGTAATATACTCAACGCTATGCCAATGATTAATGTCCAAAAAGCATAGCGGTGCACACTAGACCAAAAAGGATTTTTTTCTATATACTCTACAACAGGTACATCTATACGTACAGTGCGGACAATAGTGTCTGAATCACAACCTCCATCTATTATGAGGGTGTCGTAACTCCGCATAATCTTGACTCGGAACTTGTCCTTTACTATCTCTACCGTGTCCACCTGCGATATGGTGACCGTATCCTTGACAACAATCGGGTCGGTAACAACCGTGTCCGTGACAATCATTGTCTTCGTCTTTAATATCGTTGGGTCTTTCTTGACGGCTTTGGATAGATGCCATTCGGCTGAGCACCCAGAAAGTATAAGGATGACAAAAGGCAGGATGTATTGGCATTTCATAGAGACTTTAACAATTCTAAATTTTTCTTAGCAAGAGCTTGCCTCTTCTTGCTTGTCTTAAAATTTGGTTTTTTATTCAGACGCTTGTGACTTTTAGCCATCTTAATAACGATTTACTATCTCTTGAATTTCACTGAAGTGTACATGCAGTTTCATGTCTAAACCAGCTGACCAGCGATAACGCTCCTCTCCATCAACAAAGTAAATGATGGTAGGTACTGATTTGATTTTATACTTTTCTTTTAAGCCAGGTTTAGACTCAATGTCAATACGATACAGCTTGGCTCCATTTACCATGTTTAACTGCTTATACCCATTGCTAACATTAAAACCAGCATTGAACTCTATAATTGTTTTCCCTTCAGCCATTTGGTCATATGTCGTAAACGACATTAAAATAAGGGCAGATAGGAAAAAGCGTTTCATTTTTTGGTCAGCTCATAAAGACGCTCGTCAATTTTCTTAACTGTTGCGTCAATCTGTTCTACTTGCTTCTGGGTCTCCATGATAGCAGAGCGAACCAACTCGTCTTTGAGTTCATACTCCACACGAGTAACCTGAGGGGGAGGAAGTTCTTTGGCCAACTCAACCTCTCCACGAAGGTCATAATACATGCCAATTGCTATACTCAAACCAACGGCCATGGCAATTAATGTTCTTAGGCTAAAGCCTAGTACCATGTCCTCTCCTATTTCTTTAACGGGTTTCATTTTTTGAGGCGAATTTTTCTAGACCGGCAATTCCAAAGGAGCCTAGGGTTACAAAAACAAAAGAGTTATATATAAACTCATTAATAACTAGGTCTTTACCTAAAAGACCACTTACAACATCAGCCAACATGACTAAAACCATAACGGCAAATGACATAAAACCAATAATGGTCTTTTCGTTCCAAGTATTGTCGTCTTTAAATATCTCACTAAAGTTCATTATTGCCTTTTTAAATTGTATCATAATCTTCATAGGTGATTGTAACTTCTTCACCAGCCTCCAGAGCTTTAGCAATAGACGGATAAATACGTTTATAGGCGCCAGTAGAATCTCCAATAAATCCTCTAACTTCTGACGTATTTCCAACCAAAAGGCAACCAGCCGTATGTTCATCTGTATTACCGGTATGTATTAAAATGTACTCAAAGCCCGGAACATCTCTAACCCAGAGCATTCCTTTATGCATAGAACCAAATTTGGATTGGTATTTGGTATGAAACCCTCCCACCTTGCGCAAAGTTACAACATAAGTGCCTGCCGGAATACGTGTCTCTGAGGCAATTTTAACCTCTCTGTATTCATCCTCAAGGGTATAGGCTAAAAACTTTCGTCCGTTGGTCTCATCCAACAACATACCCAATGTATAGTCGTCAGCACTATGGTATCGTACTACTCTTAATTTCATTTCTTAGAACGGTTGCGGACCTTGCTTATAAAACGCTTTTCTGCATGGTCATAGTCTAAACCATCACCATTGCCATACGTTCCAGCATCACGGTTTTTCTTATTTAAAAAAGCACGGTACTTCTTACGCTCAGCAGTACTGTGGTACTCCGTGTCGTATTTCTTCTTGAGCTTTTTAGCCTTAGGATTCTTATCGTAATATTCTTTACTCTTACTAGCCATTTCTGTATCTTGCTACTTTTTTTGCTATTTTTTTAGGCTGTGCAACAAACTGCTTTCCTTTACTGTTCCCAGTAGCCTTTGCTTTATTTGTTGCTGCTTTTTCTGCTGGTGTCAATGCTTTCCATGCAGCCTTTGGTAAATATCTTTTTTTACCTTTTGACGGAGAGCCATCAGAAGTGGTCCACTGTTGCTCTGTCCATTGTTTTAGACTTTTCTGTGGAGCTTTCATGACTTGTATCCGCCGCCGCTTTTTTTATACAAAACTGCTAGCATCTGTGCTTTGCGAGCACTCCACTCACCAGCATCCCCTCCTTTAGAACCAGCTTTGACCTGATTAAAAAGCCTTTTCCGCAAACCAGGCTTTGTATAATTGCCAGAGGCGTTAACCTTACTCATGTATTTTTTCATCGCCCCTGACCTCTATACTTTTTAATATAGTTCTTGCTGGTCTTCATGCCAGAAGTTTTTGTCTTGGCGTGGACACCTGGACGGCTTTGCTTAACAACAATCCGCTTAGAGTCCGTTTGCATTTTCATCTTTGCCATAATTAACTACCGCAAGCTTCGCAGTCCTCAGGATTATCAATGTTACACGTAGGCTGAGGTGCTTCCTCTAGTTCATTTATCCAGTTGCTCAAGTCGCCCATTTTCTTTTTCTGTTTGATATAAATAGTCTACAAGTCTAAGAGCAATTTGAACGTCATCTTTAAGTGCGCCTATAGCAAAATTGCAGTTGTAACAAAGCAATCCCCTAACTGCGCCAGTAGTATGACAATGGTCTACAACAGTCTTGCCTTGAAGTAGTTCCGCATTGCAAATTTTGCATTTTTTTTCTTGCGAGGCAAGTAATTCTTTGTAATCAGACAGATTTAAACCATACCTCCTTAAGAGGTTGGCATTTCTTTTCCATTCCTTTCTGCAAGGACTACAAAAGTCGTTTGGGTACCCACCCTGACGCGCGTTTTTAACTTCGTCCTGAGTCAGTTTATTAGAACATGAATTGCAGTTCACTACCAGTTGTAGTTACATGCCCACCATTTAGCCGTAAGTTTACTTTTTTCAGAAGAGCAGTTCATGCGAGATTTAAAATTCTTTCGTCTCTTCTGGTCTTTGTGTTGAAGAAAGTCCTGATATCCCCTGGCGCCAAACATGACTATTTTTGTTTGCCCGTTCTGACGAGCAAGCACACGGTATTTTTTACCGCTTCCTTGTGGAGCGCGTTTAGGCTTGTTATATCCGGGGAAAGTCTCTCCTCTGTATACGACTCTTGCCATATCTGGTGTATTGGTCTAAATTTACAACAACAAATTTAAATTATATGTTACAATTCCATCCTGAAGAATTTGAGTCTATGAGTTTTAATGTCTATCCAGTAAAGGGAAAAGACATTACCAAGCAGATGCCCCAGATTGAAAGAATAGACTCTTTTAAAAAAATATTGGCTGCATATAAAGACCTTGGTCCTTCAATAATTAAATACATGTGCTACATGTATGACCAAGGAAGTCCGATGAAGCGCCACTTCCCAGAGCTTAGTCAAAGAAAAAAAGAATGCGCCAACATATCAGGCGTTTCAGCAAACCACGCTGTAGAACAATCTCTTTTTGAAATGACTAGCCCTTTATTTTTACTTGCTATTGATGAGTTTTTAAAATTTCAAAACCACAGAGTCTGGTCTATGATTGTGTCTAATGAAGAAGTATTTTATGAATATCAGTCTAAACTTTTAATAAAAACAGAAGAGGACCGCGACAAAGATTTGCTTCAGGCGCTGCAGATTAAATCAAAAATTATGTCTGACATGGACACAATCAATGAAAGACTTGAATCTTATTATGACAAATTGTATCAGGGTGATACTGAGCTAATTGCACATGTTCAGCTTAAAAACATAAGTCCCGAAGAAATTGCAGAGCTAGATGTCTAAGATTGTTGTTCAAGATATAGAATACGAAATTCCACCTGTTGGATATATTAAAAACAGGATGAATGGAGATTTTGAAAAAAGGGAAATACTTAAATCAAGTACTATCTCAAAAGACCAAGTTTGGTTTAGAACAGAGCTGCCCGAAAACTATAAAAGGGATAGAGCTGCTGAGGTACGAAAGCAGCAGTATGACCCCATGTTTTATGATGTTAAGCTAGAATCATTTCGTCAACAAGAATGGGATAGGCGTCTAAATGGCGTTTGGTTTATGAATAACGGAGAGCCAACGTACATAACCGGACTTCATTATTTGTATTTAAACTGGTGGAGAATAGACATCGGATACCCATCTTATAGGGACCCAGATAGAAATTTTTTTTACTTTCTTCAAGCGGCCATTGAAGATAAAAACTGCCTTGGAGTAGTTGAGTTAACTAAACGCCGTCAAGGTAAAACATTTAGGTCTGGTGTTTTTTTGTACGACCTTCCGTCTAGAAGCAAAAACAAATACGCTGGTATTCAGTCTAAAACAGCAGACGACGCTAAAAGAAACGTATTTGCAAAAGCTGTAATTGGGCCATTTAAACACCTTCCAGACTTTTTTAAACCTGTATACGACCAAGCAAAAGGCGTTACTCCCACATCTGAACTTCGTTTTTACAAAACAACAAAACGAGGAAAATTAGATAAAGAGTATGAAAGCATGCCAGAGCTAGAGTCATGGATAGATTGGAGGAATGCTCAACTATTTGCTTATGATGGAACAAAGCTTCACAGGTATGTTTCTGATGAAGCCGGAAAGCTTGAAGATATAGACATTTGGGAGCGCCACATGGTTGTGCGTTTCTGTATGGAGCAAGATGGAGAATTTATAGGCAAGTCGTTATATACTACAACTGTAGAAGAAATGTCTAGGGGTGGAGATGGTTTTAAAAAACTATGGAAATACAGCGACCAAACAAAAATCGGCGAAAACAAACGAACTATATCTGGGCTTTGGAGATATTTTACCCCATCACAAGAGACATTGTTTTTTGATAAATACGGCTTTCCTGATGTTGAGCGAGGACGTATGTATTACTTGTCAGAAAGAAAAGCATTAGAAAACGATAGCCGTACTCTTTCTTCTTATATACGTAAAAACCCATTCACCCCAGAAGAAGCCTTTAGAGCTGATGGCGAAGACTGCATGTTTGATGTAATGAAGCTAAACGAACAGTTAGACAGGTTAGAGTGGACAGACAATAATTTATTGATTGGCAATCTTATTTGGAAAAATCCAGAAAAGAAAGATGAAGTTGAGTTTGTTGAAGATAAAAAAGGAAAGTTTAGAATACTAGAACTGCCTAAAACCCCAAACAACGTAAAAATTGTGAACGGGAAAATTTATCCATCTCAAAAAACAGAATACACTATGGGCATTGACCCATACGACTTAGACCAGGCAGTAGATGGTCGCGGTTCAGATGGTGCTGCATACGTCTTTAAAAAGTTTGATGCTTTTTCAGAAATCAGTAATTTGCCAGTAGTGGAATATATCTATAGACCGCCAACTGCAAAGATTTTTTATGACGACATGATAAAGCTTGCACACTTTTATGGCTGTCAAGCGCTAATTGAAAGAAACAGAGTCAATTGTATTCAATACTTTTGTGAAACGGGATACGATACCTTTGTAATGAAAATTGCTACCTCTTTGGGAATTCATGCAAGTGACAAGACCAATAGACAGCTAGCGGAGTTCATTGAAGAGTATGTCTATCACGAATATAAAAGTATAATGTTTGATAGGTTGATTAGAGACCTACTTGAATTTAGAGTGGATAAAACTACAAAGTTTGACGCAGCGATGGCTTTTGGGTACGCATTAATGGCAGATAAAAATACAATATTGGAAAGACGAGATGTCAAAGCCAACGTCTTAGAGCTTTTCAGCAAACATAAAATCCACTCAAGATGAGTAAATACGGTTATCCTTCCCATCTGGTTTCTAATGCAGAAAAAGGGAAAAATTGGATTCTTAAGTATTGCAAAGCAGCATACAAAGAATACAACTCCCAGACGGGAAAGATATTTTATGGCAATAGATTCAACTATGCCACTATTCGTGACTACGCTATGGGCACGCAGTCTATTAGCAAGTACAAAAAAATGTTAGACGTTTCTGAATCTGCTAATGATTCGTGGTTGAACATTGACTGGTCTGTGCTTCCTATTGTGCCAAGATTTAGACGTCTTGCGCTTTCTAAAGTGACCAAGCGCTCTTATAATGTTGTTTGCACTCCTATTGATACCATGAGTGAACAAGAGATTACTAGGCACAAAAAGGAACAAGAAATAAAAATTAAAACAAGGGAGCAGCTAGCTACACAAGACCCAATGCTTTCAAAAACTCCTATTCTTATGCGTGAGGATGGCGAGCCAGAAGATATGGAGGAACTTGAGTTGATGATGGCTTTTACCTACAAGCACAAAATGGCTGAGCAAATGGAGGAAATCATTTCTTCTGTTTTGCATTTGAATGGATACGATGAAATCAGAAAACAGATAATTCAAGATTGTTTTGACTATGGTGTCTGTGGAATCCGTGAGTTTGTAGACAATGGCCGAATTAAAGTCAGAAAAGTTTATCCCGAAAACATTGTTACATCTTATGCGCGAAGACGCGACTTTGCAGATGTACAGCATGTTGGAGAAATAACCCTAATGTCTATTGCTGACATTAAAAGTATGGCGGGGTCTGATTTATCCGAAGAGCAGTACGTAGATATTGCAGAACGCTATATTAATAAGTATAATAACCCATCCGCTGTACCCCCACAAAGAGGAATAGGTGCTGATTATGAGACTTTTAAGATTCCAGTACTAGACATGGAATTCTTTTCTGTAAATAATCTGGACGTGGAAAGCCGTATAGATAAAAGGGGCAACAAAATTACAAGGGTATATAAAAAGGCCAAAAAACGAAAGAGCAATAATTATAGCACCACTTCTTACAAGGTTGTCTATAAGGCTATGTGGATTCTAGATACTGAGTATCTATTTAACTATGGCCTTCAAACAAATATGAAGAGAAAAAAAACGTCTTTAACAGACACTACGCTTTCTTATCATTTGTTTGCCCCTGAGTTCAACGATATGAGGGCTAGCTCTATAATGGAGCAAGTCATTCCGATTGCCGATTCCATTCAGTTAAATTGGTTTAAACTTCAAAATGCTATTGCTACATCTAGACCAAAAGGTATTCAAATTGCTTTAGATGCTATTGAAAACATTCCGCTTGGTGGAGGTGGGACAGAAATGACACCCAAAGATGTTCTTGATTTATTTAATAAAAAGGGAACGCTTGTATATCGTTACTTAGACCCATCGGGCAATCCAAGCCCCTATAAGCCAATTGAAGAAATTGAAAACGGCCTAGGGCGTGATGTAGTAACATATTTCAACCTTATAAAGGAAAATATTCAGTTGATTCGTGATATTACTGGAGTTAATGAATATGTAGACGGCAGCACTGTAGACCCAAAAACATTGTCTAATGTTACACGTCTCGCAGAAGAAGCGTCCACTAATTCGCTTTATGGTATTGTAGAAGCGGATAGATTTTTACTTGAGGCTATTGCTGATGACATTGTTGTTCGTGCCCAAGATTTAAAAAAACAAGGACTTTTGTCTAAGGCTTATAGCAAAACCCTTGGTGTGGAGACAATAAAATATTTAGGTCAACAGGACAGCTTTAGCGCCAGAGAGTTTGGAATTAAATTAGAAGACAGACCAGACGACATTCAAAAAGAAAGATTGCTTCAGATGGCATCACAATATGCTATGAACGGTCTTATTGATTTGGAAGACATGGTTCTTATTGAGAATACAGATAATCTTAAAAAAGCTCAATACATTCTTGCTTATCGTTATAAAAAGCGTAAAAAAGAAAAGCAACAAGAGGCAATGATGCAGCAACAATCAAATGCTCAAGTTCAGCAGCAGTCCGCTGCACAGGCTGCTCAAATGCAACAGCAAGTTGAGATGCAAAAACAACAGTTTGAAATTCAGATGGCACAGCTGAAAGGAGAACTACAAATGCAATTAGAGACTCTAAAATCAGAGTTGAAGGCAAAGTCGGAATAATTATTAACTTTGTGCAACTAAATTTTAATTATGAGCGATGTTACTTTTGAAACTGTGAATCAATCACAGGAACCGCAAGAAATTATTATTGGCAATCCAAACGCTAAAGAGCAAGAGGAGCCAAAAGAAGAGGTTACCGAAGAAGTTGTTTCAGAAGAAACACAACCAGAAGTAACCGAAGCGCCAGTCGTTGAGCAGCAAAGTGCTGATAATGAGTCAAATACAGATGATGGCATTGATGCCGATGCATATGTAAAAGAGACTACCGGAGGGCGTTTTGAAACATTGGATTCATTGTTAGAGAGCTTAAATGAGCAGCCTACTGCTTATGAGTTCAAAGACGATTATATCAAAAAGGCTGTTGAGTACTATGAAAAGAATGGCAATCTGTTGCCGTTTTTAGAAGCTACTAAAGCAGATTATGACGGAATGGCTCCAGAAGATTTAGTGAGACACAATCTTCGCAAAGAATATTCCGAATTATCTGATAGTGCTTTTGAGAAACTCTATAAACAAGAGGTAATCAATAAGTATAAGCTTGATGAAGACGAGTTTACAGATGACGAGATTGAATTAGGAAAACAGCTTTTGCAGAGAGATGCAAATCGCATTAAACAAACTTTACTTAAAGAACGTGAGGAGTTCTTACAGCCACAGCAAGAGGTTGTGCAGGAAGAGCAAACAAACTTTCAAGAGGAGTGGTCTAATACGGTCCTGCAAGACAGTTATACTAACAACCTGTTGAACGAAAAATCAATAAGCATTGACGTAGACGGAGAGGCCTTTAATTATGAGGTTGATGACCCACAGTCAATGATTGATATGACGGTAGACAATAGCAAATTTTTTAACTTATTCTTAGACAAGAGTGGTCAAGTTGACTTGAATAAATGGTATAAAGTAGTTGCTTTTGCCATGGAGCCAGACACTTATGATAAAAGTTTGGTAAACCACGGTAAGACTTATGGAGTTACTCAGGTAGAGCAAGAGCTTAAAAACCCTGATACCCCTAAAGCGCCAGCAGCTATGGATTCCAATCAAGACTGGAGAGAAGCTTTTCTATCTGCAGCAATAAATCAAAAAAGAACATAAATCAAAAAATTAATTGTCAATTATGGCGACTTACGACAAAAACTTTATCTCCTCTATCCACTTTTTGGATAAGCGTGAGATTCTTTCTCAAGTATTAGACGTTCAGAACGAAGACCCTTCTTTCTTGGACGTAATGGAAGGCATGCGCCGCAGCGTACCTACGTCTAGCGCAGTATTCCACAACTATGTAAACGAGGCTATCTACGAGAAGCTTACTTTGGCTTCTGGTACAAACGCTAAATTGCGTGCTGGCGATATCGTAGTATACAATAATGAGCAGTATTACGTAAAAAATCCTGCAAACTTGAATACTGCAGGTAACGTAGTACAACTTTCTGGTACTGCTGCCGCTATCCCAGTTGATGGCGCTGTTACTGTTATTTCTAACGCTCATGGCGAAGGTTCTGGCGCTCCTGCTGGTCTTCGTTATGGCTTGAGAAAGTATAGCAACAAAGCTCAAATCTTCAAGAACTCTTACAAATTGACTGATGTAGAATTGACGAATAAAATCTCTGTTCAATTCAATGGTCAAGAGTACTACATGTACGCTGCTCAGCACCAAGCTTTGATGAAGTTCCGTTTGGACATTGCTTATGCCTTGTTGTTTGGTAAGGGTAACGCCTCTACTTTCTCTGGCTTCGGTGATGATGCTTCTTCCACTAGTTCTATTGACTACAGCACTGCTGTAACTCAAGTATCTGATTCTGACGGTAATGCAGTACAGTTCACCAAAGGTTTGGTTGAGTGGTGTAAAGACGGCTTGGACTTTTCTCAAGTCTCTGGCGGTTTCTCTTTGGGCGAAATGGCCGACGTAGTAAAAGCTATGGACAAGGTTCGCGCTCCTTATCAGTACATGATTTTTGCAGGTACTGGTGCTAAAATCCAAATGGATAACATTATCAAAAATTTGGGTAGCGGCGGTGTTTCTTCTGTTCGCGTTAATGTAGATGGACGCTCTGCCGACTTTGGCATGGAGTCATTCAACTTGTACGGACGTCAGTTTGTTACTAAGGCATTCCCCATGTTCTCTCACGTTGCTGGTGAAGAAGCTTTGGCTGACGCTACTGACAAAGCATTGTTTATCCCCAATGACAAGATTAAAACCCACGCTGGTTCCGGAATGGTTGACCGTATGCGTGTTCGTTATCTTGAAGGACCCAACACCAACCTTGCTTACAAGGAGTGGATGCTTGGAGGCCTTGCTCCTACGCCAACGGATGGTCGTAGCGTACTTGAGTGCGTTTACGAATCAGCTCAAGGCTTGGAAGTTTTGGGTGTTGAGCACTTTGGAATTGCTCATTTTAACGCTTGATAATAGGCGCTTAATTGGGGGAGGGGAAACTCTCCCCCTTTTTTCAAATTAGATTGAATTTTTAAATTATTATTTCCATGAGAAAAACTTCATATTTCAACAATATTGATATTTCAATATTTAAAAAAATAGGCTTTGACAATCTAAATGAGCCTATTACTCTTAAGATGCTGGATGTCCAAAGAGACCCAGACAATCCATCACAGCCACTTATTCCCGCTTACAGGCGAATTCCCAATAGAGACACTATTTTAGTAGATGGCATTACTTATGACATTGCTGCCATAGCTTCAATTTCAGGAGACACTGCTTCATTTTATGAAATTGGATTTTGGAGAAATGAGGGTGGATATAAAAGATTTGACCCCAAAAATGCTCGTCAAAGAGAGCAACTAGAGTTTTTATTGATAAGCAATTTCAATGGCTCTAATCCTTTGCGTGATACAAGCGTTAAAGCTTTGTTTGAAGTATTCCGCCCAGAGGACAAAGCCAAGAAGAGTGTAGATAGTCGCATGAAAAAGATTGAGGCAATCACTCTTGCCGCAGCTCTTTCTGAATCTGACTGTAGAGAATTTGCCGCTTCTGTTGGCTGGAATGAGTCTGATGACATTTATGTCATTAAAGACAAAATTCTAGACTGGTGTGAAAAAGACCCAGGAGGTTTTATTGAGGCTCAGTCTAGCCGTGACCGTTACGTTCTCGCCACTATTAAACGTGCTGAATCTAGAGGAATCATTACAAGAAACCCATTAGAAAATGCGTGGGAGTGGTCAGCTACTGGAGAGCTAGTATGCACTATGCCAAGAACGTCTCAAAAAGATATGTATGAAGGATTCTTAGGATGGTACATGTCTGAAGACAGAGCGTTGAGAGTATTCCAAGAAATAGAGTCTATTCTATATGGACGAAATCATGTGTCTAAAGTTCAGTCTAAAAAGACAGAACCAGAAGAAGAAGCTTTGCCGCAGTCTAAACGAAGACGAGCCAGAGCATCAGAATAAAAGAGCGCCCCACGGGGCGCTTTCTTTTTATCTTTGAGTTTAAATATTTTGTATTTTCGCATAGACTATGGCAGCCATTAACTTAGACATTTCTACGAAGTTAGACATTACGTGTAGACGTAATGACACATTCAGTCTTGAAGTCGTTTTCAAAGACTCAGATGGTGTTGGATTACTTTTAACAGAGTATACCGCTTTTAAAATGGAGGTCCGCCGCCATGATAGAAAAACAGGAACGCCAACTATTTCATTTACGTTAGCTGACGGAGATATTACAGGTGATGATACAGGAAAACTTACCGTTACAAAATCATCCGCTGAAATGAATATTTCTGGAGGAAATTATGTTTATGATTTGCAGGCAACTAAAAGTGGAATAACCTCTACATGGCTGCGTGGAAAGTTTACAATCAATGAAGATGTCACTATCTAATGGAAGTGAATGTAAACAATCCGAGCCAGGCTCCTACTGTTGTAGCAATACAAGAGTCTAAAACTGTAACAGTCAATCAAATTGAATCTGTTAGCGCTACAATTGTAGACAAATATTCTATTCTTGGCGTAAATGCAGGTTCTGATAAAACATATGTACATGTTCAAAATACCTCTTCAGCAACATGGAACATAACTCATAATTTAAATAAAAAACCATCTGTTGTTATTGCTGATTCAGCAGATGAGATTGTTTATGGAGAGGTTCAATATGTAAATGATAATCAAGTAACATTAACTTTTGCCGGAGCCTTTAGTGGTAAGGCATACTTTAACTAAAAAAACGATGGCTATTAAGTATCTATCCAGTATTAACCTTTCTCAGAATGAGTTACAAAATGCTGTTGTTCAAAATCTTGCCACTGCTCCCTCAAGCCCGGTAGCTGGTCAGATTTATTATAACAGTTCTACTACTGCCAATGTCCAAAATAGAATTTACTTTTGGGATGGTACAGATTGGATTGATATGTCTGGTGACATCCAAGATGTACTTGGAGGTGCAGGTCTTACCGCTTCAACTTCTGGCAATGGCGATGTTGTTACCCTTACGGTAGGTGCAGGAACAGGTATTACTGTTAATGATGATGATGTCCAGATTAAGAACGCTGGGAGTCTTACTAACAACACCCTGTCCAAATGGGACTCAGTCAACGGTCAGTTCGTTAACTCTTCCATCACGGATGACGGAACTACGGTAACCATTGGTGCTAACCTTACGGTTACGGGTACGACTACCTACGTAAACTCCAACACGGTTGAGATTGGCGATGCCATTATTCTATTGAACAGTGACGAGGCAGGAGCACCTTCTCAGAACGCAGGTTTTGAAGTTGAGCGTGGTACATCTACCAATGTAAGCTTCATCTGGAACGAGGAGAGTCAATACTTCTCTACCGTTGACCAGAAGTTCCACATCGGAAGCATTGCAGACATTACTGCTGCAAACGCAAACCAAGTATTGGTTTCTGACTCTGGTGTAGTTAAGAAGGTTGATGCCTCAGATATCCTTGACCTTATCACGATTAGTGCTGAGACTGGAACAGCTGCTCCTTCTACTGGCGACTTTACGATTGCTGCTGGTGAGGGTATCAACACTGTGGGTTCTGGTTCTACCATTACCATTTCTGGAGAGGATGCAAGCGACACCAACAAGGGTATTGCTAGCTTTGCCTCTGCTGACTTTGACGTAACCGCTGGAGCTGTTAGCTTGGAGGATACTGTTGTAAAGACAGTCACTACCGATAGCGGCGCATTGACTCCTGCTAGCCACGGCTTCTCTATCCTTGGCGGAGAGGGTATGGATGTTACCCACACGAACACTATCATCACGGTTGCCGGTGAGGACGCATCTGAAACCAACAAGGGTATTGTAGAGCTTGCTACGAACGCTGAGGCTG